GGGATTCCCCGATATGCAGGCACACACTGATTCCCCAGGGCTCGCAAGTACAGGCCTTAATTTTCACATGCTTCAAAATAATGGAATTTTACTATTGGGGATTAAAGAAGGGTCTGTTCCCTTTGAGGTAGGAGATAAATTTTTCGTAAAAGTTAAGTCAAGATCTCTTGCTGCAGGTGATACTCTCGAAGCACAATATGTTTACGAGGGAGATCTTAATGACCCACAGCTTTTTACAGAGGCTAATGATTTGTTTTCAAAGCATGGATTTGCAACTGAGGAGAATACTCTTGCTCTCGGATCCCAGATGGTTTATGAGAACGGTGCTCCTGCAGTTTTGGCAGTACAATGCAAGCCGGCAGTTCCAAGAAGAACCTCTGTAACCCTTCTCGAAAAGATTAACTCTATTGGAGAAGGAGGGTTTGCATCGTGTTATGATGCAAATGCAGGTCCTAATGCTGATCATTGCGAGGTTGACGATCTAAGATTTTTAATCCCAAGACCAACTACAGGCCTTAGGAGCGGGAAGCCCGATTCGGATTCAAGAGTAAATATATTTATAGTTAGTGGCAAAGATGGCAGCGAAACTCAGGTATTCCCAAACAAGGTAGACTTTTATCAGTCACAATTGGAGTCTGATATCCAGCAGGGAAATTGGGTAGATAGCTCTGACAACTCGTTTTCTTACACTATAGTTAATGCGTCAGATGATATTTTAGAAAATGGAGATGCTGGAAGCATTGACGAAGATGCTGGGGGAGTATATTTTACAACTCCAGAGGTTGATTTTGATGCAAGTCATGTAGGCATGACCATAGTTGTTACCAGTATGGACGATGCCGTAACGGCAGATACCACTTATACTAGCAAAGAAGATATTGGCGATCAGCTAAACTCCGCAGCACCACCATCAAACCCAGAGCTTGTTATAGAGAGTGTTGGAGATGATTCAAAGGTATATGTGGTTCATCCGGATAAAGACGAAAAATTTGATCTAAATTCTAGTTATAAAGATGTTCAATTCTTTATAAAGGATGTTTCGTCTAATCCTGATGACGCGCTGCTTCTTATTCATAAAGATCTCGTTTCCAGTGGAATTCTTAAAGAAGGCGATGGAATTAGAATTTCATACGTTGATGAGAATGATGCAGATTATTTTGATACTAATTGGTTTAATGCCTTAGAGTCATTAGAGGCTGCAGAGGCACAGATAGTAGTTCCACTTCCAAGGCAGGCAATATCTTCTATCTTTAGAGCAACAGTAAATCACTGTGAAAATATGAGCTCTATCGCTAATAGAAAGGAAAGAGTTGCATTTATTGGCGCACAAATTGGTGTTACACCAGATGCTTTGACTGGAAGAAAAGAGATTGCAATAGAAGATATAGGAATACTAGAGGGAATCCAGGGAGATGACCCAGAAGAGATTATGGATGGAAATGTCGAAGATCTAGTGAACTTTAAGCTTAGTGACAATTATACTAGCAATAGATGTGTATATTTTTACCCAGACTCAATCGTAAGAAATGTAGCCGGAACGAATATTCCATTGCATGGTTTTTATATGGGTGCGGCAGCTGCAGGATATTTGTCGGCAAGACAAAATGTTGCGATACCGCTTACGAATAAGGCTTTATCCGGCTTTGCTTTGACTAGGGATAAGGTTTTTAGGCCAATAATACTAAATGAACTTGGTGCAGTTGGAGCTACAGTTCTTCAGCCTGTTACAGGCGGTGGAATAGTTTTAGCAGGAAGAACGACTAGTCAGTCCGGTTATGTAGAAGATGAGGAAATTTCCATTATCTTTATTCGCGATACAGTTAAAAAGGTTTTGAGACAATCGTTGAAAGGATATATTGGCGGAGTTCAAAACTCTGATACCACTGCTTTGATTTCGGCTAGAGTTGGTTCGATTATGTCGGCAATGGTTTCTCAGGGCTTAGCTACATCTTATAGAAATGTACGGGTAGAACAAGATAAGGTTGACCCAAGACAGATGAACGTATACTTACAATTCTCTCCTGCATATCCGATAAACTACGTGTTTATCGATATAGAGGTTGGGGTTATTTAAATAGGAGAATATTATGGCAGAACCAAATTCATATCCAACTACAGGCACCGTATTTGATAATGCGGGCGCAACAGCCGGTACCGGAACCACAAGAACAGGCTTATCTACACAGATCATTATTTATTGTAATAATGAACCGGTAGGAGCAATTCAATCGTTCCAAGAAACACAGGCCAGACAGAACAAGAAGCTTGCAGAGGTCGGCACAGACGGCTGGATAGAAATTGTTCCTCAGGGCCCAGCAACAGTCAGTCTATCTGTTTCCAGAATCGTATTTGATGGACTTTCTCTGCCAGAGGCTTTTTCCAGAGGGTACAAGAATATTCATGCTCAAAGAATCCCATTTGATATTGTTGTTATGGATAAGTTTGCAGGTGATGACTTAGGGAAGATCGTTACGACTTATCACAACTGTTGGTTTAATAACCTCAGCAAGACATATCAGGTTAATGACTATACTATAACAGAATCTGCTCAAGTTGATTGCGAGTTTGTTTCATGTAAAAGAAATGGACAACCAGTTGTGCAGAGCCAGGGCGTCGGCGGCGGCAGACAGGTTAATGCACAAACCGAAGGTTCTGCGCCAAATTATGACTATGGTATTGAGCAGGCCGCTGATATGGGTGATCGTCGAGGCGTTCTTGATTTCCCAGGATTAATTTCAGCAGCATATTAAAAATAAAATTTATTTATAAATTATTTAAAAACACTGCACTTATGCAGTGTTTTTTTTTTAAAACAAGTATTATAATAACAAACCTTTATTAAAAGGAATTAAGGAGTGTTCAATGCCTAAGAGAACCGCTACAATTAGTCCCTCTGAGATTACGTTGGAAAAAGAGGAAACTACGAGCGAGCACGAAGCAGAAGATAAGGCTAATGATGTGCTCGCTCTAGATGATTTAAAGAGTCTTATATATTTAGGAAGACTTACAAAAATTGTTCAGATCGGAGGATTCTCTTTTGAGGTCTCAACCCTAACAACCGCTCAGCAGAGGGATGTTATGAGAACAATTATGTCCGATGGAGATGCTACAGAGAGAATGCTTGATATAAAGCCTTTAACTATGTCGTATTCGGTAATGTCTGTCAACGGAGTTGATTTAGAGACACTGTGTGGAGACCCCTCCATTACAGATATACAGAGTAGGCGCTTAAATGTGATGTTGAACCTTCAATCAGTTTTGCTGGAAAAGTTATATAGAGAATACGATGAGCTTGTTAGTAGATCTGGAAAAGAAATAGGTATTGACGATTTAAAAGCATAACCCGTGAGCCAAGCAGTAGGCTGCGCTGGGCACTTTGTAAGGCCTGGAATTGCACTGTCGATGATAATAAATTTAGCAATATATCCGAGCATCAAATGCTGTGGTACGCTCAGAGCATGGGTCTTGAAAAAGAAGATGAATATGAATATGATCTTGGCATGTCTGAGTATCTAGCATCCTTTTGGAATGCAGAGGCTGTTCAAAAAATTAGATCTCAAAGAGATATGCATAAAGATGATAGATTTGCTTCAGACGAAGAATTTCATGAACAACTTGAGAGAAAAGATTACCTTAAGGCTGATGAAGTAATTCAATCAATAAAGGATAAATACAAACATACTAATTTACAGGGTAATGATAGACCAAGAGAAAGAGACAGGGATGTAAAAGCTCCTGAGGATATGACGGGTTTATTTAGGTTAACGAAGAAGAGGTAAATTAGAATGGAAACTCCCAGACCAACAGACGTAGCCGGTCTAAACAAGAGAATAGACGAGCTTGAAGAGAAGCTTAAGTCTGGCTCTAGAGCTGCGGATACCTTTACCAAGTCTATTGGCAACTTTATAGCTACCGGAGCAAAGAGCCGGACAGAAGTTGGGAATATATCTACTGCATATTCAGATATGCAGGCCGTCCTTGATAATACAACTGGTGTTGTTACAAAGTTAACTAACAACGTAGGGAAGCTTATAGGAAAGATTCCAGGTATCGGCCCTGTAGCTCAGGGTGCTATCGATGCCGTTGGTTCTATCGGGAAGGCCTTTGGAAAGGTTGCTGGACTCGTAGCCGCAGCTCCAAAAGCCTTCATAACGGCGATGGATGACCAAACAAGGGGCCTCAGACAGTTTGATAAAGAGATCTTTGATCTTCACAAGCGTTTCGGCGGAACAATAGAAGAGTCTGATCGTTTTGCAAACAGCCTGAGAAGAGCCTCTGGAAATGAGCTTGCTCAAAGCCTTCACCTTACAACGAAAGAGATGACAGACTT